CTGGCGCGTGGCCCGATCCAGTTGCAGGGCCAGATGCTGGTGACCGGCCACCGCTGGGGCGCTGTGTGCGTGCTGTACCAGGGCATCGAGATGCGGGTGTTCCTTTTCGCGCCGCACCACGAAACCCAGAAGGCAATCGTCAAAGCGGTGATGGCTTTCGATCAGAAGCTCAAAGCCTACCGCGAGACCGGGGCCATCGATTGGTATCCACCCGCGAGCAGCAAGGAGTTGGATCGGATCTACCCCATGGCCGCCGAGAAGGAAGAGGTCGAGCTGCCATCCAATGTCGGGGATCTGGCCAAGGGCATCCTGGAGAACAAGGCCGCGATCAGGGCAGCCGAGGCCAGCATTGATGCAGCCGAGTTGCTGATCAAGCAGCACCTGGGGCAGGCCGAGCGTGGCCGGGCCGGGCAGTACCTGATCAACTGGCCCATGCGCAACTACAAAGCTGCAGCAGAACGGCTGGTGCCGGCCAAGCCAGCATACTCGGTGCGCCAGGGCACACTGTCGATCAAGGAACTGCAGCCATGAACGGCAAGATCCCAGACATGGACAGATTGACAGCAGCCCATTGCCGTGCCGTGGATGCGCTGCGGCATCACATCCCAAAGTGCAGCGAGCAGGATGCTGATGAGATCGTCACCACCATCGTCGCCCTCGTTTTTGAAACCCTAAAGCAATACTTAATTGGAGAAAAAAATGCAGCTAACAACCACTAACCGGGGCTTTGCCCCAGCCACCCTCACTGAGGCAATTCAGTTCTCTGACATGCTGGCCAGCTCCAGCATGGTGCCCAAGGCCTACCAGGGTAAGCCCCAGGACATTCTGGTCTGCGTTCAATGGGGCTATGAGATGGGGCTGGCACCCATGCAGGCGCTGCAGAACATCGCCGTCATCAACGGCAAGCCCAGCGTGTACGGTGACGCGGCCATGGCCCTGGTGCAGGCCAGCAGCGTCTGCGAGGATGTCGAGGAATACTTTGAAGGCGAGGGCACGCCCAACCCGGTGGCCGTCTGCGTGGCCAAGCGCAAGGGGCGCAAGCCAGTGACCGCCAAGTTCAGTGTCGAGGATGCCAAGCGTGCCGGCCTATGGGGCAAGCAGGGGCCGTGGCAGGCATACCCCAAGCGGATGATGCAGATGCGAGCTCGCGGGTTTGCACTGCGCGATGCATTCCCGGATGTGCTCAAGGGGTTGATCACCGCCGAGGAAGCGCAAGATTATCCTGCCGAGATAAACCATGGTAATTCGGCAAAGATCACTACAAAACCAGCCAACCCGCTGGACATGGTGGCCATACCTGATTCGACCACCGACCGGGCGGTCATCGAGGCCGCGATGGCCGACACCGTAGATCCTGACCCAGTGCTTGTGGCACTCGATGAGGCCAGCACCATTGCTGACAAGATGGTCGAGCGCTTTGAGGTGGTGGATATACCTGAAGTGACAGAGCCTGCCCAGGTGATTGGCTATCCGCTGCTGGTGCCGGGCAAGACAGACCCGTTCTCAGTCCACCAGAGCCTGGAGGAATGGCAGGATGCCTATGAGGATCTGGCCGACAAGACCGCCAAGGCAGGCAAGCGGCCGGCACGCGAGCGCATGACGCTGATCAAGGAACTGCGCGAGGTCAATGAGCCCACGCTGCAGCGCGTCGATATGGTTAAGCGGATCAGGCACACCGCCGCCTACAGCAAGCGGATCAATGCGCTGGGAGCGGCGGCGCAGTAGATAGGAACAGGGCACGCTCGCCCTTCCTACGTCTGACAAGGCCGGGGAGCTCTTTGCCCCCGGCCTTTGTCCACATGAGGAAAGCATCAGCCGCGGCGTCCCACTCCTCGCGCTGGATCTTCATGCGGATGGTTGAGCGCTGGAAGTTGCCCAGGCCTACATTGAAGCTGAAGCTGACACAAGCATCGAACCGACTTTGATGGCCAGCAAGATTAGGAGCGAGTCGTAGTACACCTCGCTCAAAGTTCTCAAGGTCTTTAGCAAGTATTGCATTGACTTCATCCATGCTTAGGGTGCGATCCCAGCCAGGCGGTAAGGGCAGGTTCTTGCGCTCCTCCATCGGCACCCGGATGTGGGTCTGGTCAATGACATGGCCCACACCAACCGTCCAGATCAGCGCCGGGCAGCGGTATGGTTTGACCCGCACGCCCTCGTCGTGCTTGATCATGGCAATGGCCCGGTCGGATGTTTTCATTTGCCGAATGCGCGGCCGCCGAAGTGGAAGGCGATTATGCTGGCAAACAGCGTGGCGGTCTCTGCATCCCAGAGCATGTCTGACAGGGTTGCAAAGTCTACCCCCCGCTCCCATCCATACCAGAACAGGCCAGCATCAATGAACACCAGCAGGAAGAAGAATCCGTATGTGATCACAGGCCGCACGCTGGCACGCAGGTTCTTCATCCAGGTGCTGGTGCCCTCGTTGAGGCTCATGTCGTGCGCGTAGATCGCCTGCATCTCAGCTTGCTGCGCCTGGATCAGAGTCTGCTGCTGCTGCATCTCAGCGTTGGCCTGTATCTGATCTAGCCTGATCTCCTCGACCCTGGCCTGGGCGGCATAGCCGCGCTCCAGCATCTGCAGCTCACGCTCGGTCTGCATCTTGGCCAGCTCCAGCTCATGCTTCTTGTCGGACTTGTCCTGAAAGAAGTCCAAGATTTTGGGCAGGCCACCCATCAGGAACGAAACAACCGTCGAGAGAAGGGTCAGCATAGTCAGACTCCAAAGTAAGCAAAGGCCATTAGGGCAGCACCAACAGATCCAACTGCCACGCTGGCCCAAAACAACGGCATGGTCACGGCCAGGATGGCCGCGGTCGAGAGCACAATACCGATCTGCAAAGCTGACCCGGCAAAAGTGAAGTAGGGGCTGCGCTGCTTGGCATGGTCGCGCTCCTCTTCAAGGGCATGCGCATGCGCCATGATGTCTTCCATGTCCATCTTCATCCTGGCGGCGGCGTCTGCGCGGCCAGCTACGTCATAGACCACAGAGCGCACGTTCTTGGCCTGATACCAAGCCCACAGGTTGTTTGATTGAATGGTGTTGGTCAACACTTTGGAGCTGTTGCTGTTGCCAAGCATAGTATTGACGGCCAACAGCGCAGCAAAAATCGTCACCGTAATGGCGGCGCGTTTCTTGATGATGACTTCAAGTTCTGATCGAGTCATATTGCCTGCATCACGGCCCAGATGGTCACTGCGATAGCAAAGCCGCCAACGGCCAGGCCGATGAGGATAGCGATCATCTCTTCAATCTCAGCTTGCTTGCGCTGCTTGGCTTCCTTCTTGCGCCGCGCCTCGTGGGCAGCATCAATGTCCATCTGCTTTGCTCTGGCCGTGATGCGCTGCCAGACGTCCATCTTGTTGCTCTGGAAAAAGAGCATCTTGATTTGCTCTTCAAACTCCCTTGCCGATTCCAGCGCCATCTCTAGCTCAAGCGCTTTGCCCAGTGATGATCCCTTAAACCCGCCAGCCTTGGCCTGCTTGACCACCTCAATGGCCTGCTCCTTGGCATCGAAGTACTTGCCCAGCACCGGCCCGAGCGAGGCCACATCGTCAACGGTCTTTGAGACTTTCTTGACAAGCTGAACTGCCGAGGAGATGGCAGCAAGAGCAGTTACTGGATCGATCATTTCTTTTCGCGCCACTCAAGACAAAACACTTTCCTGTCGTAAACGTCACCCGTCCAGGCCCACCTCACGCATTCGTACTTCTTCTCTGCTTGCTGCTGCGTCTGCTGCAAGAGACTAGGTGCAATCTCTATAGGCTCGGCAGCGGCCTGCTCAATCATTTTGCAATCCAGATCGCCGCGAAGATAGTCCCGGCCATGCTCACCAGCATGATGCCTGCGGTCTTCATCATGATGCCCTCGATGCGCTTGAGCCTGGCATTGATCTGCTCATACCTGATCGCGCAGACCTCTTCATGCGTAGATAGGCGTGCATCAGTCGCGTTCACAGTAGCCATCACCAGGGCACTCCTGCTGCGCTCACAGGGTTCTTTTGCGCGGCGATGCTTGCGGCCAGCGCGGCCTCGGTGGCAGCTTTGTCCACGCCAGATGTCCAGCACCACCCAAGCACCTGATCTTGAGTCAGGGATGCGTAGGGCGTTGTCGGCTGACCCTCTGACCATGAGCAGGTAGCGTAGATGCTGGCGCTGTAGTCGCCGTCCACAGCAGTGGCTTGCCAGTGCGCGGTGGTTACAAACCCGTCAGAGGTGCGGCGGTCTAGCTGAGAGATTGTCCAAGTGGTGGTCATGATTTACGCTCCTTTAAGGGTGGCAAGCTCGGCCTTCACCGAGTCAAGTTCTGATTTCAACTCCTGCAAAGCCTTCATCAATGCATATTGCAAATCGGTCTGATAGATGCTCAGGCGCATCTTGGGGTTGTCTTCTGTGCCCCAGTTGCTTTCCATCACTAACTCAGGCGCAACTGCTTGAACGTCCTGCGCCACCACACCGAGCGTCAGGCCGGGGTCATCCTCAGACTGGTCGATGTAGTTAAACGTCTGCACCGGGATAGCGCAGATGGTGTTGAGGTAGGACTTAGCCGGTGCAAAGTTGGTCTTCTCGCGGCGGTCAGACAGGTTGACATCGTTGGCGCTGTAGTTAGCAAAACCGCCGTTTGAGCGAATGCTTGCTCGCTCTCCTACGGAGTCAGAACAATACAAGAACTCTGCGCCAGTGTTATTTGGTGCTTGTGCCGAATAATGTATGCGACCGCCGACAGCGCCCGATGCAGAATAGTTTTCAAATATGAAAAGCCTACCTGTGCCATCGCCTCGCAACTCATGGTATGCGCCGGTGCTGCCAAAATAACTTCCGCTATTACTTGCCTTAAAGTAACCCCCGCTGGTGATACGGGCGCGTTCGGAGCCAGCCGTTGAAAATTGCAGCGTATCTTGACCAGCCAACAACAAAGATTGAAGATTTCCAGAACCGACGCGAGTTGAGTTAATTCTTGCTGTTGAGCTATCAGTAAAGTCAAAACGCAACGCTTGGTTGGAATCAGATGGGTTGCCAATCTGAAGTCTTACCCCCGGCGAACTCGTCCCAATGCCCAACCCGGTAGAGGTCAGGCGCATATATTCCGTCGAGTAATTGTGGTTGCCCCAAATGTGCGTTGTCGAGAACAACCGCAAATCACCGGCAGACTCTTGGTTTTGAACAATGAAATTGTTGCTGCCAGCAGGCTGATAA